ATAGTGACTGATCATTATTTGCTGGACCATTACGCTGACGCGTTAATAAGCGTCTATGTAACAAACGAAAGGGTGGGATGGTCCTGCTAATAATAGTATCAGTAAGAGTACACCAGCGTCCAAATCTTGCCTTTGGCATTTCCCTGTACGTTAGCGATGATGGGCAACCTAGCGATGTGTGTAACACCATGGTGCGCCGAGTTCCCTGATCAGGAGGCGCAACGGGTAATATGAAAAAAGCGTCAAGCGTCAAGCGTCGAGCAAAAATGCGTACAACCTGTAGTTGTATAGTTTATTATGTATACCACCATCCCCAGCCACCGTCCAAGTATAACAGATAATCCCATAGCTGTCAAGAAGTTTATTTGTATAAAAGTAAAATAAATTACTTGCATCCAGCTGCTGTATGGGATATAATGGGATATATTAATTTACAGAAAGGATATCAATATGCGTACAGATCGAAAAAAAGATCTAGACATGTACTACAACGACCATCTTAAATTGCACATCATGCGAAGGCTTATGCTGGTGAGCACCTGGAGCGAGATCAAGGGCATCCAGTCCGCGGTGTTTGAAGCGATGGACCGTGAAGATAAGGCCGAGCAGCTGGAGAAGGAAGCGTTCGAAGCCTGGAAGAAGTCCGGTGAAGAGAATTAAACACCGGGATCTAACACATTATTTCTTGCGGCCGCATAACCAGCTGCCGCAAGCTTACCTAAAAAGCTGTAAACAATTTTTTAAAAAGATAAGCAAGAAGCAAAAAGCGTCAAGCGTCAAGCCTCAAGCCTTGACATTTAAATGATATGGGACTATATAAGAATAAACAGAAAGGATAATATGAAAGTAAAAGAAGCACAACAATATACTGGCAGCTTAACACGAACCTCTAAGATGCCTGGCCTGAGCTACAGCCTTCCAGCGTGGGAATGCAAGACAGGCAGCAAACTAAGAAAAATTAAAAACAGCGTCTGTTCTATGTGTTACGCATTAAAAGGAAATTACACAAGATACAAAGCAATTAAAGCAGCGCAATATGTAAGACTTAAGACTCTCACAAATAAATTATGGGTTGAGGCGTTTGTTGTACAAATTAAAAGACAGAAGTATTTCCGCTGGCATGATGCAGGAGATGTACAAAACCTGGACCATCTTAATAAAATTTTTGAAGTGTGTAAAGCAACGCCGGATACTAAGCACTGGATGCCAACGCGGGAAGCGTGGATCAAGGACCACCTGACCAGCAAGCCTGACAATCTTGTTATTAGATTCTCACCTCCAATGATTGGACAGGAGAATACAACCTGGCCCAACTCTTCGATGGTAGTATTGAAGGACGCCAGCTGCCCAGCACCAAGCCAGGGCGGCAAGTGCGGCGACTGTAGACAATGCTGGGATCCTGCTGTAAAAGTAGTTTCATATGGTAAACACTAATGCACGTATTTAAACATCCAAAATTTTATGAAGAGTATAGGAAGCGGGCCAAGCTCGCTCAAAAAGAATTACAAGCTTCTCAGGAGAAGGAGGCCATTAGCCCAAAGCAGTCGACGGACCGCGGCGGGCGTGCGCCAGAAGATTTAAGCGACAAGCCTCAAGCCAAAGCGACAAGCCTCAAGCCAAAGCGTCGAGCAAAGCATCAAGCATCAAGCATCAAGCCAGCGGAGCGTTAAGCATCAAGCGCTGTATGTGGGACCAGTCGTCAAGCGCCAAGCATGGCGTTTCACGAACATCGGTGAGTAGACCGAGGATCGAGGTTGACCCATAAAGTTTTATGGAACGAGAAGAGGCCTTCTCTGTTTGTTGAACCAATATGAAATTCCGTTTTGTATGTGTTGAATGAAACAGTATTTGATGAGGACTAAACCTAACTTTCTTTGTTGTTGTAACTTTAAGCTCAACTGTAAAAAATCCGCATGAATCATGATAACCAAGTAAATCAGGTATGCCTGGAACAGCCCAAGATTCTATCCTTGACCACTTAATTTCAGGTGTGTTTTTCTTTAAAAGTTTCCACAATTTAGTCTCTGGATTCATCGTACCAACCTCTTCTTTAGAATCATTCTCATGTGGTTGACTTGTACGTTATGTTACGTTATAAGTCAAGTTATGGGAGTTCCAAGACAATTAACTGAAAGACAAATGAAGTTTGCAGAGTTGCTTATTTACAATGAGGGACGTCTGTCACCAGCAGAATGTGCTTTACAAGCAGGGTATAAAACTAGACCTAGACAAGCTGCATCAGAGCTTAGGAACCCAAAAATATCTCCGTTAGTAGTTCAGTATATAGGTGAGTTAAGAGCTGAGGTACAAGAAAAACATGGTATTACATTTGAAAGACATTTAGGTGAGCTGGCTAAATTAAGAGATGAAGCTACAGCAAAAGGAGCGTGGTCAGCTGCAATCAATGCTGAAGTTGCACGTGGTAAAGCAGGTGGATTATATGTAGATCAAAAATTAGTTATGACAGGTAACTTAGACAACATGAGTGAGGATGAACTACAAGATAAGATGAAGAGAATATTAGATGATCACAAAATACTTCTTAATGAAGAAGCAGAAATAGTAGAAGAAGAACCATCAGAACTACTTGAAAACCCAAAAAATAAAGAAACAATAAATTAAGTCTTTGGCTTTGAAACAGTAAGGATAGTTTTAAATCTTTTTGGCTGCTGTATAGCTGTTTTAATCCCTTGAGAATCTGGTCCTTTAACTGGAGGTATTTGATTATGTTTAACATAAGGCATATTTTTAGTTAGTGTGGGATTTTTTTTCATAGCCAATAAGCTTCAATGTGTGTGTAACCATTTTGTTTGGCCCAGTGACATCTGTTTCCGCCTTTAGGTACTTTAGTGTAAGGTTTACATCTACCATTGTCAACACGTGTTATTTGTATTGGGCTGTTCATACCTTCTTTGTCAAAAGAAGCTTTCAAATAAGTATTATATCTTTTTGTTCTACCATTCATAGTTTCAGGATTATAATGATCTCTTAGTTTTAAATTTGATAAATCAGATAAAGCAATAACAATAGGTGTTTTACCTTCTTCAGGTTTGTTTGCTCTTAATATTTTCATAGATTAATTTTTTCCATCTTGACTATGCAGCCACGTGGAAAGACATTTCTGTCAGAGAATAATTCGTCGTTGTCTTCATAACTTGCAAACGTTCTAATGTTTTTTTTATCCTTACTAAATAAGTAAGCTTGAGTAATCATAACACTTGGATTAAATTTTGTAAACTCTTCAGCTGTGCTGTGCCCTGAATCTCCCGTGATGTCCAGCCACTTAATAGAATAGAAATAGTATTTCTTATTCTTAATTATAACATGTCGGTATTTAGATTTTTTCCTAGTTTTTGGCATAAGCAGTTTTACTATAAGGGAAATATTTAGGCAATTTTATTTTTTTAAAAAACAAAAAAATCCCCGCGCGCAGAGTACATAGAAATGGTGTTAAATGAACATTTGTGCCATGGTGTGCCACTGTAAAAAGTTGCTCTGGCACAGCTATTAGTCAATAATAACAACACTAATAGCTTAATTTAGACCTTGTGCCACCTGTGCCACCAATAAAAACTGATCACTGAAAAAAAAAAGTACCTCAGAATTTCTCTTATACTCGGAACACAATCCACGCGCCACAGTTAGAACACAATTGATCAATCATTGTGGTGTTTGGCAAAGTTAGTCGAGGTGCCCCAATTTATTATGTTTTTAAGGCCCTTAGCCCGCATTTCAAGGGTCGCGTATGGTTTCCAAGCCTTCTTTATCAAATTTAATTCTAACATTAAATTAGACCATTGTTTAGGCGTTATATCTTTACTTGTTATTGTTACTGTTTTCATATTGTTTTATTACCTCCTTAATCTTATGTAATGCCATCTCTAAATCCATTACTTGATGTTGTAGTTGTTTTTTATCTTTCTCGTATTTAACAGCTTTGTTTTTACTTATAACCTCAAAGTGTTCGTCTCTTAGTTCAGCCATGTTTTCCTTTCTTTGTTGTGGGGCTTCCACTCTCGCTTCCACCCCAATCCCTTGGGATTCCTTAACTCTGTTTATAGGTAGGTGATTTCCACCTTTTAATAGACTCAGATTTAAATACTAGTCTCGCTGGTTCCGGCGCTCCTATAATTTTATTTTCTTGTAATTCTATTCTTCTAATTTCTTCCAAGTGTCCGTCTTGTGTTTCAATATAGACAGGACAATCTGATATAATTGTACCTTTTTCATTATCGGTAAACTTACCTAAATATTGTTGTAATTCTCTTACACGCATGCTCATTTAT